TGCTTTAGGATTCTCGTGGAGTGATTTAAATACTAAACCCAAACTATTCTGTGATACAGAAGAATGGTGTAGGAAAGTAATAGCAAAGAACTTTCCGAATGTACCAATAGCAAATGATGTAAAGGAGATTGCAAGTGACCCAAAAAGATTTATTCAAGAAAGACCATTCATCCTCACAAGTGGCTACCCATGTCAACCTTGGTCAGTTGCAGGTCGGAGGAGAGGCGAAGAAGACCCTCGCCACATCTATCCGTACATCCAAAGAATTGTTGAACAAGTCAGACCCACTTTTACAGTTTACGAAAATGTTTATGGACACTTCTCCATGGGACTTGACGAGGTTCTCTTTCAAATGGAAAGCATTGGTTACGCAACGAGGACGTTTGTGTTTCCGTCTAGTTCAATCGGAGCTAGGCACAAAAGGGACAGGGTTTGGATCATTGGAAGAGACATGGGCGACCCCCAATACAATGGATCATCTTCCACCGAGATCGGAGGAGGCAACGAAGAAATTGCAGAACGGACACAGAAAGGGGAGAAAAAGACCGAGCAATCTAAGGGAGCAAGTAGACCCCAACACAGTCAAACTATATCCGACTCCGAGAGCCTCGGATGTGGAGGGGGGAATGGCATCGAATGTGGAGATCAACAACGGAAGATTCTCGAGGAAGAACAAGGACGGAGTTCGTTGGGGAGTGAAGTTGAGGGATGCCGTGAATCACATGGAGAGTTTTCCGACACCAAGAGCCTCGGAGTACAAAGATTGTGGAGCAGTTGGGAGCAAGAGTCAGATTCACATGGAGAAGAGATCATACCTTTGTGCGAAGATCAAAGATCCCCAGAAACCATCTGGAAAGTTGAACCCTGTGTGGACAGAGTGGTTGATGGGTTACCCAAAAGGGTGGACAGAATTAAAGGATTAGGCAATGCCATATGTCCTCAAAATGCAATGATAATAGCTAACGCAATTAATAGGAGTTTATAATGGAAGCAAGAAATAAAATATATAGGTATTATATCGAAGAAAATAAAGTGGATATATTAGGTATTGATGATTTAGGGATTAATGTGATTGAAGTTGCTTTGTCTGACTTAGTGCTTGATTTACAAAATACACTAAATTTTCATGATTATGATGAAACAAAACCACCAATAGATGTAAAAGATAGATTTGACAAAGCTAATGAATTGTTAAGGGTAATTAAAGACAGGAAAGAGAAATAAGAATTGGTTAAGTGGTTGGCAACTTGATTGGAAAACTAGTGCGAAGATAGAGTATCGTTTAGCTTAAATGCTGTAGATGTCTTATATTAAACCCACCCACATATCTTTTCGTGGTTTTTTATAAGGAGAATGTTCGTTGCCGTAATTATTATTGGGCAAAATCTACGGAAATCTATCACTTTATATACTTTTATGGGAGTATCTGTATAATAAAAGGAAAACAAGGAGAGTATGATGGAAGATAATCATTTACAAGAAACTCAATTAGAACATGATCCTATATTTAGATCGGATATTTCTTGGAAACAAGCCGTACAGAAAATTGAAACAGTCCTCAACGATGTTTGTAAAGATTATGAAAAAGATGGTCATCCTTATTATGCAGATTCTTTAAGAACTTATTGGCGAAGAATCTTGAAAGGATAAAAATGGTAGAGGCAATAATAGTTGTCTGTTGGGTTGAATTAGGTAAGTCAATCTGTGACACAAAAATAGTAAACAGGTACAACACTTCGACATCTTGTTGGAAAGAATACAGTACAGAAAAACAAAAACTGAAGAACAGATATAAAATAGAAAAAAGAAGTTCTATTGTTTCATATGGAGGGTGTTTTTAAAAATGTTTAAAGCAATGATATTAATCTGCACCTTGTACCCTGTATCGGGAACTGATGAAAATTGTTGGGAGATTCATGACATGATCGCCCCAAAAGGATACATTACTGAAGAGCAATGTATGGGTAGGATTCATGAGATGGTAGACGCAGTAAGAAGTATTGTGCCACCACCTTATAAAATTCAATATAAATGTGATAAAACAATGGAGAGGACATAAGGAAAAAATGAATTGTGAAAAATGTAATAGTTCTACATCTGTTGTGGATAGTAGACCTCAAGAAACATCTGCCATTAAACGAAGACGTAAGTGTAGTGCTTGTGGATATAGATTTAATACGATAGAACAACTTTTAACAGAGAAAACAGTTGTAAAAACAGTTGTTGTAAAAGAAAAAGTAAAGATAAGCAAACCTAAAGTAAAACCTCTTGATCCATTTGATGATCCAAGTTATTTGGAAACATTAAGTGATTACGAACTTGAAGAATTAATAGGAGGATAAATTTGGAGAAGAACAAAATGACTAAAGAAGTAGATTACGAATGGCGAAAAGACCCCGAAGTGACCCCCGAAGTTAAGTCTCATTGCCTCCCCCGATGTCCCCGATGTCAGGGAACATTGCAGACAATGAATGTACATGGACACGAACAATGTGTCTTGTGCCACAGTATTGTGGATGACTGTTGCCAAGGGGCACAATTAAAATGAGTGACAACATAATAAAGTTTCCTTATAAAATAAAGAGGACAGAGAAACCTGTTGAAGCTGTTTGCGATCTTGCTGCACATTCTTTTGAAGAAATTGTTGTGATGGGATCAACTAAAGACGGACAGATACAGATGATAACAACAATGAAGAGTAGTGCCGATGTCTTGTGGGCATTAGAAAATGCAAGATTCGCTATCATGCAGGGCTTAGAAGAGGAGGAAGAATATGAAGAGCACTAAGAATGGCAAACAAAAAATACATACTATCGGTGGAGATAACGTCATCAACTTTCCCAAACCATCCGCACCTAGCAGTAGCAGTAGCGAAAAAGATGTGGAGTCTGGGGCACGATACACAATCCATTTCGAGCCAGATTGGGACACCGATGAAAACGATACTCCAGATAGCACGGCTTGAGGAGTGGAAGAGAGAGAAACGTAATTCTTTAGACGGATGTAATGGGTATTGGGGACCTTTCTTGACAACAGAAGAAGAAAGTGAACTACCCGAATCAGATTGGAGAGGTACAGATCATCCCGATGCCGTGAAGCCCGAACCTAGATATAAAGAAAAATATGTAGAAAGGTCTTCAGCTGCATCAACTCTAGCATGGACAGAGGACATATATAATTAAAGGGGACAAGATGAATTTTAAATACAAGACAAAGCCGTATGCTCATCAAGAGGAGGCTTTGAAGAGAAGTTTTGACAAAAAAAATTATGCATACTTCATGGAAATGGGTTGTGGCAAGTCAAAAGTCTTATTAGATAATATATCCTGGTTAAACGAAAACAAAAAAATAGACACGGCTATTATTGTTGCACCGAAAGGTGTTTATATGAATTGGAAAAATTCAGAAATACCAACTCACTTACATGATGATGTTGATCCCAACATATATATATGGAGGGCTATGGCAAATAAGAAACAAAAGACTGAATTAATGGAAGGTGTAAAGAACAGAGATAAGTTTAGAATATTATTAGTAAACATAGAATCTTTTGCCACAACAAAAGCAGTAAAGTATTTAGAATCTTTTGTGCATAGAAGTAACTTCTTATTAGCTATAGATGAATCGACAACTATAAAGAATCCGAAAGCAAAAAGAACAAAAGCATTAATGATGTTTGGACAAAGTGCTTTGTATAAGAGAATACTTACAGGCTCTCCTGTAACTAAGTCTCCATTAGATTTATTTTCTCAATGTTCTTTTCTAAGTTATTCATTGTTAGGCTTTGATAACTATTGGGCTTTCCAAGGTAGATATGCAATTATTAAGCAACAAAGAATGGGTGCTCATACTTTTCAACAAGTGGTTGGTTTTAAAAACTTAGATGAATTATCCGATAAATTAAAAAACTTTTCTTTCAGAGTAACAAAGAAAGAAGCATTAGATTTACCACCGAAGATATATACTACTAGAGATGTAGAACTAACATCAACTCAACAACAACACTATAAGACAATGAAAGAAAGTGCCGTTGCTTTTTTAGAGGATGGTGGATTAGTTAGTGCTCCCGAAGTAATGACAAGATTACTTAGACTTCAACAGTTATTATGTGGCTATTTAGTTAACGATGATGGAGAGATAGTTGAGATAGCTAATAATAGAATAAATACGATGATGGAAGTCATTGAAGAAATGGAAGGTAAGATTATTATATGGTCTAGGTTTCGTCATGACATAAAAAAGATTAAGAAAGAATTAATCAAAACCTATGGATCGGGAAGCACAGTCACTTATTATGGAGACACCTCACAAAAAGACAGAGAGGATGCAATCTTCAGATTTCAAAACGATACAACAACTAGATTCTTCGTAGGTAATCCTCAAGTCGGTGGCATGGGTATTACCTTACACGCAGCAACTAATATGATTTATTATTCTAACGACTTTAATTTAGAGACAAGAATACAATCGGAAGATAGGGCTCATAGAATGGGTCAACATAAATCTGTTTTATATGTTGACTTAATAGTACCAAAAACAGTTGATGTTCACATCGTAAAAACTCTGCTGCAGAAAGAAAAATTAGCAGGTAAAACATTAGGAGAAGAAGTAGCCGAGTGGCTAAAAATTTAACTTTATTAAAGGAAAGACTAATGGCAGATGGAATGAAAATGATAGGACACACAGGTGAATCTCTTACTGTACATGTCTTAGCAAAAATGGGGATATACGCATACAGTATCAAACACGATGGTACAGATGTTATAGCAATTGGAGGTAATGGACTACCACTTTCACAAAGGATAGAGGTAAAATCTTCTGAAGATATGGCAGAACCTAAGAAAAATTTATTTAGCTTTAGTTGTTCTAGGGGTGCAAATCCGAAGAGATGGTACAAAAAAGAAGACTGCGACATACTTGCTTTTGTGTCACTTTTAGATGAATCAATTATCTTTAAGGCAGTAGAAGACATACCGATGGTAACTAAGAAGATACACCGAAGAGATTTTCAAACTGAAGGTATAACAAACAAAACCTGGTCTGAAGCTTTGGATAAAAGTTTTAAATCAACAAATTTTTTAACAGAAAATCTTATCAAAAAAGATGAGAATTTATTTGACAATATAGAAAATACTAGGCATAACTAAGAAAAGGGAGTAAACAATGAAAAAAGATTATAGAGTTTATGTAGTTAAAACAACTCTTCAAGAGTATTCTGTTGAAGCAGAAAACGAATATGATGCAAAAAATGATCTCACACTTCATAGAACAATTTTAATGGAGTCTGATTTACATGAATCAACTATATCAGCCGAACTTAGAAATGGAGGCGATTAACATGGATCCAGATAGATGGAAATCAGTAGCAGTTCCGATTAAGACATGGGACATGCTAAAAGAATTGTCGGAAGACAATGAAAGATCAATAGGTGGTCAGATTTCTTTTCTCACAAAACAAGAATATTTGTGGAAAAAGAGTCAGACAAATCCTGTTGACAAACAAGAAGCCAGAGGGTAAAACCTTTAAACCAATACCGAAGGGTATAAACTTTAAACTAGAAGGAGAGAAAGATGAGTGATGTGTTTTCACTTTTTGAAGAAGATGTAGCCAACCCGGATGCATTTAATAAAGTTAGCAAGGAAGGTTCTTCTAAGCTATCTAACTTGATTCGGCAATCTGTTGATCTTGATAAGCAAGTCAAAGATGCCGAACAATATCTTAAAGACTTACAATACAAAAAACGAACCATTGATGAAGAAGATATTCCATCATTAATGGAAGAGATTGGTGTTGAAAGTCTTACTGTTGATGGCAACAAAGTTTCTATAGAAAAATATGTATCGGCTCGTATTCCTGAGGATAGGAAGAGTGAAGCTTTTGGTTTCATTCGTTCTATTGGCGAAGGCGATATAATTAAGAACGAAGTTGTTGTCGGCTTTGGAATGGGTCAGGACAATGTAGCGGGAGCCGTGGTTGATGATTTACGCAATCAAGGATTATCCCCTGCTCAAAAGACTCATATCCATCCAATGACGTTAAGGACTTGGGCGAAGAACCGAATAGAGAAGAATCAAGAAATTGATTTTGATATGTTCGGAATTTATGTTGGTAATCGTGCAAAAATAAAAGGAGCTAAATAATGGCTGAAGCACTAGAAAAAGTAACTACAAGAGTAAATACAGAAGTAGTCATTCCTGATCTTTCATCTTTACTAGAGGAAGAGGCAGGGGCAGGACTTGAGAACTTTGGTACGGAAGATATGCAAATACCTTTTATAAGGATTTTGCAGGCATTGTCTCCTCAATTAAATAAGCAGGACTCTTTATATATAAAGGGTGCCGAGCAGGGGGATATCTTCAATACTGTTTCTCAACAAGTATACAAGGCAGATCAAGGAGTGATCGTTGTACCTTGTTTCTTTGAGAAGAAGTTCTTGGAGTTTGCACTAAGATCAAGTGGTGGTGGTTTTATAAGAGAACTATCTCACGATGATAAAGACATTGGTCTTACAACTCGTGAAGGGGCTGCAGAGATTTTGCCGTCTGGGAATGAGTTGGTTAGAACTCATCAACATGTTGTGATGGCTATGGATCCCGAAACTAAGATGGGAGCCCCTGCTATTCTTGATATGAAGAAGACACAACTTAAAGTGTCTCGTAGATGGAATACTCTAAAGAATGGTATAAGATTACCTTCGGGTAAGCCTATGCCACTATACGGAACTGCATGGAATATTCAAACCATTGCAGAGAGTAACGATCAAGGTAGTTGGTATAACTATAAGATCGAAAGAATGACCGAGGTATCTAAAGAACTAGAAGCTATGATGTTAGAGGCTAGAACTATGTACCTAAGTTTTAGGAAAGGAGAAATTAAAACGGCTTCTGCCCCTGCGGATGAGATGCAATCTGCACAGAAAGATGACGAAATACCGTTTTAATTAATCAGAGCCGTGGCTATGTCCTCCAAGTCACGGCTCTTTTCTTTATGGAGTGAAGAGTGAATTTAGCAGAAGAATTATTACAAGCCTTTATTGGTTTTAGTACGGCTCATGGTCAGACCGAAGTATCACAAGAACGTACCGCAGGAAAACAAAAGGCAAAATCCTTTATAGTAAGAAATCCTCTTACATTACAATTAATAGAAGGTCATATAAAAGGCACAAAAGGTGTTGGTGCTATACCTATTAATGAAGAAAACAAATGTAAGTTTGGTGCTTTAGATATAGATCAGTATCCATTAGATCATAATAAATTAGTAGATAAATTAGAGGAACTCAAAGTTCCGTGTATCGTGTGCCGTAGTAAATCTGGAGGTGCACATATATTCTTTTTCTTTAAGGAGTGGATGAGTGCAGGAGATTTTAGAGACAAAGCTGCGGAGATTTCTTCAGCACTTGGGCATGGTCGGTGCGAGATATTCCCAAAGCAAGAACAGATTCTTGTCGAAAGGGGGGATGTTGGTAACTTTATTAATCTTCCGTATTTTGATTCAGAGCAAACTCTCCGATATGCAATCATCAGAAGAGAGGGAGATTATGTCGAGGCAACGTTGTCAGAGTTCATCGAAGAAATACAGAAAGTTAAGACGTTACCTAAAGATTTTCTAACTCTTCCTATTGGTGGACCTGTAGATCTTTTACCTAATTATATACCTTGTCTTAGAACTAAGTTAGCCATTGGTGTGTTTGAAGGAGAAAGAAACAGAACTGCATTTCAACTAGGAGTTTTCCTACAAAGGCTCGATCCTGGTAATTGGAAAACAAAGTTTGAAGAGCACAATGTAAAAGACTTTCATCCACCTTTATCAGCATCTGAAGTTGTAGCTATACAAAACACTTTAGAGAAAAAAGAATATCAATATCTTTGTAAAGAAGAACCCATGGCATCACATTGTAATCAAAGTGTTTGTAGAACTATGAAACTAGGAATAGGTGCTACATCAATGCCAAGTATAAGTGGTTTGTCTGTTATTCTATCAGAGCCAAGACTATGGTTTGTAGATATTGGAGGACAAAGATTGGAGATAACAACAGAAGAATTACAAGCACCTCGTTTGTTTCAAAGAGCATGTATGGAACAATTAAAAGTTATGCCTCCAAAGTTAAAGGATTCTGATTGGGAGGTAACTGTTAATACGTTAATGGAGAAATGTAACGAAATACAAGTTCCCGAGGAGTTGACATATAAAGGGCAGTTCATGTCTATACTTGAAGCATATTGCACGGGTCGAGTACAAGCACAAACCTTTGAAGAGATTATGTTGGGTAAACCTTACACAGAGGTTGAGGAAAGTAAAACTTATTTTAGATTAGATTCTTTGATGGAATACATGAGGCAGAAAAAGTTTGATAGCTACACAAGAGCACAAGTACAAGAGAGATTAAAAGAAATAAACAATGAGGAAAGTTCTACTGTACGAAGATTTAAGACATCATCTGGTAAATGGAAATCAGTTAGAGTTTGGTGGATACCCGAAGTAGCCTCTGAAGTTGAGATTAATGAAATACCTATAGAGAAAGAAGAGGTGCCTTTCTAATGGAAACAACAATATTCGGACCACCAGGCACAGGAAAGACAACAACTTTAATTAACTTAGTTAAAGATAAAATAAAAGATGGTATGGATCCTACCAAGATTGCGTTTATGTCTTTTAGCCGTAAGGCAGTGAATGAAGCAAAAGATCGTGCTATTTCAGAATTAAATTTAAATACAGATCAAATGATCTATTTTAGGACTTTACATTCACTAGCTTTTTCTTGGCTAGGATTAGATAGTAAAAGAGTTTTCAAAGGTGCTGACTATAGTGAATTAGGTAGATTAACAGGACTAGAGTTTAGAAGTAATCTAACTGTAGGTATAGAGGATGGACCTTTATTTCAAATAGGTGCAGGTGGCGACAAGTATATGTCTGTATTACAAATGGCTCGTGTAAGAGAAGTAACTTTGGAAAAGCAGTTTAATGATACTTGGGATCATCAATTACATTGGCAACAACTAAGAGTTTTAGATAAAGCTTATAGTGATTATAAGGATGCTAAGAACAAATTAGATTTCGTTGATATGATAGAAAAGTTTATTCTTGAGGGTACAAGTCCAAAATTTGATTTGTTAATTATTGATGAAGCACAAGATTTAGCACCTTTGCAATGGAGAATGGTAAAGGAAGTATTAGTTCCAAACTCTAAAGAAACTTATTATGCAGGAGATGATGATCAAGCTATTTACACATGGATGGGTGTGAAGATAGATGACTTCTTAAATGCTTGTGATAAGAAAACTGTTCTCAATAAATCGTATCGTGTACCGAGTGCCGTGCATGAATTCTCACAAAATTTAATAAAAAAAATTTCTATCAGACAATTAAAAGAATGGCAACCCACTAAAAAAGATGGCACCATAACATGGCATCGAGATATACTTGATGTAGATCTAACTAGTGGCGAATGGTTGATACTTGCGAGAACAAACTACATTACAAATAAAATATGTGCTCGTCTTAAAGAAGAAGGCTATCTCTATTGGAGAGAGGGCACTGGTTGGTCTATTTCCCCAAATGTGCTTAATGGAATAGAGGTGTGGTTAAAACTATGCAAAAACCTAGACTTGTCTACAGTAGAACTGAAAAACTTTGTGAAACTATTGAACCCGAATATTATCACGAGATCTGGGAGAAAAAGGTTCTCCCATTTAGATCCCGAACAAACTTATACTCTAGACGACATTATAGAGAAGTGCAGTTTGAACGTATCACGAGAGACTCCGTGGCAGAAAGTATTAAAAGTCTCGGATCAGGAGATAGCATATATAATGTCAGTGAGGAGGAGAGGGGAGAAAGTCTTGACGGCTTCTCCGAGGATTCGGATATCGACAATACACAAAGCCAAAGGTGGCGAGGCGGATAACGTAGTCTTATTACTTGACTCAACAAAAGCTTGTGTAGAAAGCTTGGATCAAGATTCTGAGATAAGAACTTTCTATGTGGGTGCAACTCGTGCTAAACAATCTTTACATTTAATAGAATCAAAAAGTAAATATGGATTTAAGATATGAAAAAAGATAGAGAGTTTTTTTTAAAAGAGGCAGAGAAACTGATCAATGGACAGAGAGCCAAGGAGTATGGTCCTGCTAAAAAGAATCATCAACGTATAGCCGATATATGGACTATACTATTAGATAAAAAATTAAATGGTGCAATCACTCCAGAGGAAGTTGTGGCTTGTATGATTGGTGTTAAAGTTGCTCGTCTTGCTGAAGATATTTCAAAAGACGATTCTTGGACAGACGTTATAGGTTATGCAGCACTCGGTGGAGAAATTATAAATGACAAATCATGATCAATATCACTTTTTAGATCAAGACATAAAAGACATGTCTTGGGGTAATGTAGACTCTGATTGGACACCTCCTCAAAATTTTCCAGACTTATCTCAATATGAAACAGTATCAATAGATTTAGAAACTAAAGATTCTAATCTTCTTACACTCGGTCCTGGTTGGACGAGAAAAGATGGTTATGTGATAGGAGTTGCTGTTGCTGCAGGAGATAGTTCTTGGTACTTTCCTATTGCACATCAATCTGGAAACATGTCAAAGAATATAGTCTTCAAATGGTTACAAAAATTATGTGATGATGAGAAGATAACTAAAGTATTTCATAATGCGTTATATGATTTAGGTTGGCTTAGAGCAGAGGGTATAGAGGTCAAAGGTAAAATTGTAGACACCATGATCGCAGCACCTTTACTAGATGAGAATAGAAAATGGTATAATTTAAACTCACTTGCTCGTGACTATCTAGGAGAATTTAAAGATGAAAAATTATTAAAGTCTGCGGCAGATGAATTTGGTGTTGATCCTAAGTCTGGTATGTGGAAGTTACCTCCTAGATATGTGGGTAAATATGCCGAGCAAGATGCATTAATAACTTTAAAACTTTGGGACAATCTTAGAAAAAAGATAACTCAAGAAGAGTGCTCAAGTATATTTGAATTAGAAACTTCTTTACTACCTGTACTGTTTGAGATGAAAACAAAAGGTGTTCGTGTGGATGTAGACAAAGCACACAAGACAAAGAAAGATTTAACTAAGATAGAGAAATCACTTATAGATGAAATAGTCAAGGAAACCGGGGTGGTTGTTGAACCGTGGGTCGCCACATCTGTAGCAAAGGTCTTTGACGCTGTGGGTCTTCCTTATTCTCGCACAGAAAAATCCAATGCTCCCATGTTTACAAAACAATTTCTTTCTAATCAAACGCACCCTATTGCTCAAAAAATTATAAAAATTAGAGAAATAAATAAAGCCAATACGACATTTGTTGATACTATTCTTGAACACTCTCATAATGGTAGAATACATTGTGATTTTCACTCCCTTCGATCCGATGGTGGCGGAACTGTTACTGGTCGTTTTAGCTCAAGTAACCCCAATTTGCAACAGATTCCTGCACGAGATCCTGATATTAAAAAATTAATTCGTGGTTTG